TAATCTTAAAGTAGATTTATCACCTACTCCTAGTAAAGCAGAAACTATTTCTTTTGATATGGTTAAGTATCAAGATGTTTTAACATTAGCTGCTACTACAGTAAAGATACCTACAAAGCCTTTAATACTAGGAGCTTATGCTAGAGCTTTATCAGAGCGTGGTGAAGATGGAGGAACACAATCATCTATAGCTGCTACTGAAGCAAGCAGTGCTATTAGTCAAGCTATTATGATGGATAGCGGTAATACTCAATTTGAGTCTGATTGGTTTATGGGGAATATGTATTAATGGCTAAGCAACTTGCATATCAGTCTTTAACTAACTTAGGAGTTAATGGTTTAAATACTCAGTATAACCCTGCTGTACTAGACCCTTCTTTTCTTACTTCTGCTGATAATGTAATGCTTAGAGAGTCAGGTAGAATATCTTTTAGAAAAGGTTTAAAACAAAAAGTAGTACCTACTGGCACAGCTATAGGTTCTATGGTGGAGCATAATGATTCTGGAACTAATAAAATATTTGCTAGTTATGGTACTAGTATTTACACAATTGATTTTACAGCTCCTAATGCTGCTTTTCCTAGTAGCGGTGCTGATGTTAAGCATACCGTTGGCAGTAGCACAGGAGATTGGCAATTTATTAACTTTAACGAAAGACTACATTGTTTCCATTCGGGCATAGTACCTCAAAGATATGATGGTGCTTTAGGTTCTGGCTCTAAATGGGCAGCTTTTAACAACGTACTAAACCTTCAGGTTTAACTACATTTGACCCTAGCTGCGGTATGGGTTTTTATGGTAGAATGTTTGTAGGAGGAGTAACAGAAGAAAAAGCTGTAATGTATTACTCTGTTTTATTAGATGGAGATGATTATACAGGTTCAGGTTCAGGATTATTAGACTTAAAGAAAGTTTGGGATAATGACGAGATAATAAACATTGCTCCTTTCTTTGGACAATTAGTTATCTTTGGTAAAAACAACATAGCTATATATGATAATCCTGATGATGTAACTAATATGTCATTAAATGAAGTTATTAGTGGTGTAGGTTTAGTTAATAGAGATTCAGTACAAGCAGTAGGAGATGATTTAGTATTTCTTTCAGCTACAGGATTACGCTCACTTAATCGTACTACAGAAAAAGACAAAGTACCTTTAACTGACTATAGTGTTAATATAAAAGATACTTTAATAAGAAACATAGGACAAAGCACTGCTGTTAAGTCTGTGTATTTAGAAGACGAAGGTGTATATATACTTACTTTTACTGAAAAGAATATTACTTATGCTTTTGATTTTAAACATATGACTCCTAATAATGCTCCTAGAATAACAACATGGAGTTTTGATAGCGACAGGGAACCAGCTAGTATGATACAAACAGAATTATACTCTGGATTATTGGTAGGACAGAAAGATGGAGGCATAGCAGGTTATGAAGGATACTTTGATACGGATTTGGCTTGGGTTAGCTCAGCAGCTAGTTATACTAATTCTCCTATCTCCGCTGATGTTAGTTCCATATGGATACCTATGGGTGACGCAGTAGTTTCAGCTATTTTAAAAAGACTAATACTAGTACTAGAAGGTGGCTCAGGAGCTACATTAGGAGTTAGATGGTATAAAGATTATAGTATGAGTTCGTCTAGTACAACTGAAATATCTTTAAATCCTGCTGCTACTAGCACTACTGCTTTATATGGGGCAGCTACTTCTTTATGGGGTGCTGTTAAGTATACACCTATATATGGATTACAAGAATACACAACTCCATTAACAGGTAGAGCTAAAACATTAAAAATAAACATGAATATTGTATCTAATGGCTTTGATGCTTCTATTCAAGATTTGTCAATTATATCTTTACAAGGGAAAATACGATGAGTAATTATACTTTAGCAGTCAATTGGTCAGGAAAAGATGCTCTCTCAGATAGTGATGCTGCGAAAGTTATATCTGGTTCTGATTTTAATACTGAATTTACAACAGTAAGAACAGCAATTAATTCTAAAGCAGATACAAATGGTTCAGCTAGTGAAGATTTTGCTAGTAACAACGCAACAGTAGCAGGTACTTTAACAGTTACAGGAGTACCAACTATACCTACTGCTTCACAAGGAACGAATACAACACAAGCAGCAAGTACAGCTTTTGTTACTACAGCAGTTGCAGCTTTAGATGCAGCAGCAATCAATGCTATTGTATATCCAGTAGGTTCTATCTACACTAATATGGCAGTTGCTACAAACCCTGCTAGTTTGTTAGGTATGGGAACTTGGGTAGCTTTTGGTGAAGGTAGAGTTTTAGTAGGTAAAGCAGGAAGCGGTACATTTGATACTTTAGCTGCAACTGGCGGTGCTGAAACACATACATTATCTGTTGCTGAACTACCTGCTCACACTCACGCTACTGAGGGTAATGACGCAAACGATGCAGGAGCAACTGTACCATATGTTGATGGTAAATCTGGTGGTACACCTAATAGTAATGCTACAACATCTACTGGTGGTGGTGGCGCACATAACAATTTACAACCATATATTGTAGTATATATGTGGAAACGCACAGCATAGGAGAATAGAATGTCAGCATTAAGTTTAATAGCAGGAGCAATAGGAAGCGCAATCCAAGCTAAAGGAGCTAAAAAAGCAGCAGCAGAAAACACAGCAGGTCAAGAAGCAGCAGCTAAATACGCTTTAGACCAATCAATGCCTTACAATGTGGCAGGCTCACTTGGTGGTGTTAAGTTTGATAATGAAGGTAAAGCTATAGGATTAGGTTTATCTGAGAAATTTCAAGCACAACAAGATGCAATGCTTAATTCAGCTAATGCTAATAGAGGTTATTTATCTGGTATTGAAGCTGACCCTTTAACGGCAGAAAATAGATACTATGACCAGCAAATGGCTTTACTTGCTCCGGGACAAGAGGCAGATAGAGAGGCTTTAGATGCTCAGTTAATAGCTAGAGGTATGCTAGGTTCTACTGGTGGTATGGGTCAAATGCAAGGACTAAGAGAAGCTCAAGGTACTACTAATCTACAAGTTAGACAATCAGCTAGTGATAGAGTACAGGATATGATAGATAGATACAGANGTAGGATATCAGAAGATGTATCTAACGCTACTGTATTAGGACAACAACCTTTAGCTTATGCTCAATTAGGTGTNGANACTGGAGGNATGTTACGCCCTGCTGCTATGTTAGGCTCTCAGTACTTATCTGGAGCAGCTAGAGCAGCAGCTAAAGGAACAATGGGAAGATACAATGGAATAGGTAATGCGTTTAGAAGCTTTGATTCTTTTAAACAAAGACAATCTAATATTCAAGCAGCAGCAGGTGAAAACACTATGGTAGCAGGNCCAATGTTTAATAAAANCGCAGATAATAGCTACATTTAAGGAGACAAAAGATGGGAATGTTTGATGAAAGTTATGTAAATTTACCTCAAATGGAGCAAGCTTCAGGGTATGGTGATACCAATGCTTTTATGATAGGAGCGCAGTCTGGTACTCAGGGTATGTTTCAAGGCTTAGGTAAGCTAATGGGGTTTCAAGACGAAGAAGATTTACTAATGGAAATATACAACAGTTCTGATTTGACAACTCCTCAAGGAAGAAAAGAAGCTATAGATAGAGTCAGACAAGTTAATCCTGAAGCTGCTGAAAAGTTACAACAACAAATATTAAATGGTGCTGAAGCTGAAGCTGCTATTCAGAATACAGAGATGAATGTAGAAACTAAAAAGCTTGAAAGAGCTGCTCTTCTTTTCGGACCGGCAATAAAAAGAAAGTTTGAAACTGATGTAAGTGTCAATGGTAAACGAGCAGCAGTACAGGCTTTCTTAATAAATGAAGGTATTGAGTTTAAATCTAAAGATATAAATACACAATTAGATGCCATTAAGTTAATTAATAAAAAGTATGGCAAGGGTGGAAGTATTTATTTAACAGGTCTAAAAGACTATGTAAGTGCTAGAGAAGAAGCCTATGTAAGACAAGGCGTTCAAGAACAGGCAGGTTTATCTTATCAAGGTTCTGACGATAGTACTACTGCTTCTAACATTGACTTACCTGATTTAACTAATACTGGTACTACTTCTACAGCTACGCCTAAATATGCAGAAGCTAAAATAGATAGC